GCGGCCTGGGAGGCGTGCGCGTAAGCCAACTGCATGTCGCCCTCTGCGACCTCCCGCAGCCGTAGTCGGGCCCCGTTGAGCGCCTGATCGAGCGGCTGACCGTCCCGCAGTGCGGTGTAGGCCCCAACGAACGGCCGCTGGTACACCTCGGTCGGGTCCACCAGCCGCAGCCGCGCTCGGGCGACCTGGGGGATCGGTGGCGGGGCTACCGGCCGGCGCAGCGCCTCACTCGCCACCGAGGCGACGTAGTTGCTTGTGAGGGTCGCGAGAGCTGTTTGGGCGCCTTCCACCATCGGCACCGCTGCAGCAGCGAACCTCTGGGCATCCGGGCGGTGCCAAGACCCCAAACCGTTGAACATCCGCGTCAGGGCGACGATGAGGCGGCTTGAGAGTGAGCTGCGGACGAACGCGAACCCAGCCGGGTTCACGGTGTTTGCGTACCGGGCTGCAACGGTGGCCTAGGTAGCGCTGGCCGGCCGCCAGGCGGGAGTTGGCCCGGCTGCGTAGGCCCCTGCGGTTGCCCAGGCTGCTGCTGGCCGGATACAGGCGCGGGTGGTGCTGTTGCGGCGGCTAAGAAGGCGTTCGTGGCCATCTCAGAGCGCAGCTGATCCACCCGCTGCGGTGACCAGCCCACCTCCTCGGCGACCATCGGCAACGGCACCTGCGCCGCCACCAACTTCGACATGTAGTCGGCGACCACAGCCGGCTGGAACGACTCCGGACGGGCCCACACAACCTCACCCTGAGACAGGTCCATGTCCATCCCAGCGGCCTCAGCCATCAGGGACACAACCTCTTCGTGGTCTTCCCCAAACTGTGTCTCAATCTGTTTGATCTTCGCGACGTGGCCCGCGTCCAACGCAGCAACCGAATCGGCACCGATGTTCACCAGATCACCTGGCAGGTAATACACCGGGGTCAACGTCACAGCGGCGAACGCCCGCATATCAGCCTCGACGCCCCGCAGCATCTGCGACGTGTCCGTCTGCGCGAAGTCCCCGACCCGGGTTTCCGGCTGGCCGGGCTCCGGTGGGGGCACCGTCCAAATCTGATCCGTGCCCGGCCGGAACGGGGACAACGGCAGACCGGTGACGGGGTCCTCGTCGACCTCATAGTTCGTCATGTACCGCTGCCGGAACGCCGCATATCGCTCCGCCGACAACCGGTTCAGGATCGTGAGGTTCAGCCGGTTCTGCACATCGATACCGACGTCGAACACCGCGACCGGTTGCTCGCCCTCGTCGCCGTTGAGGAACGGCACCACCGGTACCCGATCAAACGACCGGCCAGGCTCGGCCCGAAGTTCCCACTGTTGCGGATCCCACCGCAACCGCAGATCAGCACGTTCCTTGTACTTGAAATCGGACACGGTCTGCCAGTGGTACCGCTCACCCGGCAGGTACAGGGTGGCCATCCACTTTTTCGCGATCGAGTCGTGCCACAGCCTTAGCGCCGCTAACCTGCGGGCACTATCCGCCGGGTCGGTTTCGACGATCACGTTCTCCGGGCCCTCAATCGTCACCCGCGGTCGCGTCGTGTCCCGTGGATCCACACCCACCGTCACATACGCAGCCGACCGGGACAGGGCCTTCCGGTAGATCGAGAACTGGCGAGCGTCCAACTTCGCCTGCTGCCACAACTTCCACACCGGGTTACTACCCGGCGCCTGACCCGTGTTATCCCGATACCCCGTCACCTGCATCCGGTGCACCATCGACTCAACACACAACAGGCACAGATTCGTCCGCGACAACGCCTGGAACCGGCGGAACGCGTCCTTATGCTGATCCGGCCCCGCCGGCAGATCTTGATCGCCCTCGTAGTAACGCCGCCAGTAGAACACCCGATCTTGACGGTGCACCAGAGCGTGACCCAGACGGGACAGCCACTCAATGGGGGTCAGATCGCCAGGCTCAGCCACGATGGCACCCCCTAACATCGACGCCGTGGCCTTGAATGACGAATGCGAAGCTCGCTTGATCCATACCCACGGCGTCTCGCAGTGCATAAAAGACGAAGGGCACGAGGGCCCACACGCTGGCTACTGCGACACCTGCGTCGAGTGGGAAGAAGGCGACATCTTGAACTGGCACGGCATGAACGATGACTGGACGAGACAGGGCCGCTGGGATTAAAACCCCACGGCCTTGCGGGTTTTGCGTTCCCGCCCGAACCCGGCCGCGACAGCGTCACCACGGCACTCATACGCCAGCACAGCGGCCATAGCAGCGTCGATCTTCCGCGGCGAGCTGTGATGGTCTTTCGCGATCGTGATTCCCTGCCGCACGACCCGCCGGCGAGCGTTGAGCATGTGCCGACTCAGCACGCTCCCGCCGTCATGCGATAGCGCGCCGGACACCACGGCCTCATGGAACCGAGCCAGTGCGTCCACCATCATCTTCGGCCGGTTCGTCCACCACTCCAACGGCCTCTGCCCCGACGCGCGCACCAACAGGCGGTGCCCGAACTCCTCAGTCCACCTGTCCAGCGCGTCTTGCCAAAAAGCGGGGTCCGCGTACATGCCGATCACCTTGAACCGGTCGAACGCCCCCGCAACCGCCGCATCCACCGCGACCCGATCAACCTGCCACGTGTCACCACGCCGACCATCGGGCTTCTCCCAACACCCCACCAGCTCGAGATGCCCATCGGAAACTCGGCACGCCACCAACGCCGTCGAGTCATCCCGGACCGCCCCATCAAACCCGAGGGTAACCAACTCCCCATCGGCGATGGCTTTCGTCGCGTCACTGCAGGCGGCCCACTCGTGCGCCGCGACCCACGCATCCGACGTTGACGTCTCGGCGTTGAGGAAGAACCGCCGGCTATCCAGCACGTCGTTCCGCGGGTCGTAAAAATCATCCACCAACGCGTCGAGGTCGTTCCACCCCATGGCGTCCCCGTACGCCTCAACGATCCCCGCACGCAACTCCTCCTCGTCACCGAGGTCCTTACACTCACCCCACCGATGGTCATAAAGAAGTCGCTGACGACGGGCACGGCCCTCTTTGATCGCCGTCGCCAACTGGTACGTCTCCTCAGCCGTCGAATCCTCACCCGGCGCGAACATCGTCGTCGTCTCAAGAAACCACGTACCCGCTATCTTCTTACGCTTCCGCAAGTTCCGAGTGACCGTCTTATACATCTGCCGCAAATCCGGCAAATTATAGAGATGCGACTCGTCGAACACCGCGAACGTCTCAATCCCACCATCTTTAGCCGCGGACGACGCCGTCGACGGCCGGATCTCACCACCGCCAGGCAGAAACACCCGAGTCAACCCAGCATCCACACCCGGAACCTCAGACAACGGGCCCTCAGTCAGGTTCAAATAGATCGTGTTATACACATTCCCCGTCTGGTTCTCCTCAGTGGCCATGATCCGAATGAACGGGGCCTGCACCGGACGGCCCATCGGCTCACCCGGCGCATACACGTACTCGAAACCCATACCCCACGGATCCGAATACACCTCACCACCAGCCGCGAACCCAGCGAACCGGCACGGGCCCAACGCCTCAAACAACGAAAACCGGCCACCAAACCCCGACTTATCGCACCCCTTCGGCCTCGACAGGAACGCCGAGTCATACAGCAACCGCCCAGCCTCATTAAGGGCATAACAGTCCACCACGAAACCCGAATACTCGTCACCATGGGCGATCGGCTGCCCCTGCACATCCCCCGGACCGTGGACACAGAAAAACTCCATCCACGCCAAACCCAACCAACCCAACGACCGGGCCCGATCATGCCCAGGGGCGCGCACCAACGTGCGCGGCACCGTCTCAGCCCATCAAACGAGCCCGACGCGACACCAAATCAGCCACCGAACCACCAACCGGCCTCGGCTCCGCATCACCAGGCACCACAATCGACTGCCGCAACCGCAAACGATCCTCAACCGTCGCCCCGAACTTCGCCGCCCGCAAACGCAACTCCGCAGCGAACTCCCAACGACCCTTAGCCCACATCGTATGATGCATCAACGCCGTATCCAACAAAAACGACCAATCAGTCGCCTGAAACTCCTGCGCCTGCGCCGACCGACGCCACGTCTCCCACCACACCACCGTCCGCGGATGCCAATCCACCTCATCCGGCAACTCCGGACCCCGCACCACACCATCAGCCTCGATCTGACGCGACGGCGCCTCATCCCGCGCCCTCGAACGACGCCCCTTAGGCGCCGGACCATGACCAGCCATTACCCACAACCTCCCATGTCGGGAAACGAGAGGCTGCCGTGTCGGCGCACTCTCAACCGAACAGCATCAGCTGCTCACCACCACCGCGGGCGTTCTTACGAACATTGCACCCAAGATGCGCTAACTGAACGTTCGCGCGCACATGCTCGCCACCGCACGAAATCGGGACCAAATGATCCAGTGAGGCACTCATAGGATCCGGCCACCGCAATGACTTACGAACGCGCTTCCGGCATAACCCGCAACGCCACTTATCACGCTCATAAATATCAATCGGCTTAAACTTCTCTACAACACGAGCCCCACGTATCCGAGCCCGCCGCAACTGATCCGGCCGCGAACGACGGCGCCACTCGCTGACCCACTCGGGATTCTCGGCACGGAACTTCTCCTGGTAAACAGCCCGGCTGCACTTCGTGGTGCAGTACTTGTGCCGAGCGCTGTTCGGTATGAACGTGGCGCCGCACCGCGGACACTCGACCTCGACCTTGTCGATGAATCCGAATCGCGTACGCCACGCACACTGAGACGAACAGTACCTAGCGGTCACATGTCGATCGCTAATGTCCGCGCTACACCGTGCGCAACGGCGGGCCACAGGCCGTAACCCCTCGTGACGAGCGGCCCACGCCCGACACGCATCAGAACAGTACTTCCGCTGGTACTGAGGCCGAGCCGCAACGGGCACATCCCCGCCGCAACCTGCACATTTAATCACGCCACATCGTACCAACCGACTTTTCCCAAACTCACGCGCACAGCGCCTGCCAGCACTTCTCGGCAGGGAATGGGCGGGGTGGGGGGAGTTACCCCCAGGTGGGCCCCTTCCGGGTGGTCAGTGGTTGGTTAGGCCTGGGTGTTTTTCTGGTGTTCGTTGTTCGCGGTGTTTCCATCG